GTATTTTCACATAATCTACACAGCTTATTAAATTATAACTGGCAAAAAGGCATAGAAACTCGTGTATTCTACAATATGAGCACAGTACTGAGTAATCAGCGAGAAAGTCTAGTAGAATCTGCCCGAAGTCTTGCAGCTACACACATACTTTGGCTGGACAGCGATATGAGCTTTCCTTTTTACACAGCCTACAAATTGTTAGAGCATAGAAAGCCTATTGTAGCGGGTAACTATGTTACACGACAACTTCCCTACAAAACTGTGGCCTACACAGAACTAGGACGTTGGGATAGCTATCTTAAACACGGTAAGGGTCAGCCTGTTGAGAACGAACTAATCAAAGTTGAGGGTATTGGTATGGGCTGTATGCTAACTGAAATGACCGTGTATGATAGTATACCAAAACCTTGGTTTCCCACAACTTATCAGCCCGAAGCTGACGATTATCTAGGTGAAGATATTAATTTTTGCATGGCTGCACGTCAACAAGGGCATGAAATCTGGGTTGATGACATACTCAGCAGACAATTAAATCATGTAGGGCAATTTGCCTTTGGACACGACTTGGTCAAGGACTAATTGATTGACTAAATAGTTGATAGTTAATTTAGGAACTCACAATGGCTGGAGCAGGCGTATTCCCCAAGGTAACGGGCGACACAATATTTTTTCAAGACTACAACGCTATCAAATCTGTGATAGACGGAGTAGTCAGCACCTATTATGGAAATGCAATAACTAGTTCAGCGGTTAGCCAAGGTACTACTATTTCAGCAGCACAGATGGATTTATTACGTGCTGATATTAACAAAGCCTATACACACATCACAGGTAGCAACAGTGCAATTAACGATCTTGCCCTTGGTGGTATAATTTATAAAGATGATTGGAACGCCTACAAAACGGCAGCAGACTATTGCGAGACTAACAAAGATACTGTATTCGCAGCCACACAATTAGGCAATGCAGTTCTTAGTACTTCACTAACTGCGGCATGGAATGGTAGTCATACTTGGACCTATACTTTTACTTGGGGCACAGCCGCTGATGCAAATTATTATTTTAATGCAGGCGGATATTTTGTAGTGGATGTCAGCGGTTCAAACAGTGATGGATCATCAAAAGACAACGATTGGCAAAATAATATTTTAAATGCCATTGCTACACAGACTTATGCTAATGCCCAATGGGATGCAGGTACAAACATTTCTGTTACAGAATACGGTAACGTTACTCAATACTTAGAAAACTATTGCCAAATCAACATAACTAAAACCAGCACCACAGTATTGACTATCAGCATTATTCTTAATGACGCTGACGTTGGTGATCAAACAGGTATCGGAGCAGCAGTTGATGAAGCTGTAAACACAGATGCCGCTGCCAGTATCACACGATACTTCAGTCAAGGTGCTATCACAGTTACCAGTCCAACACCATCAAACACCTCTAACTGGTAATCAAGATCTGCGGTTTAGCCTGTTAATTACTGATAATTAACAGTATGGAAAATATTGATCAACACCCAGAATCTGCCCTGAGCTTTGCTCAGTATCAAACCACTATTAATCAACAACGTCGCCTGCTCAAAGAAAAATTTGAGTCTGATACTGTAATTGCAGCCAATGGCGGTCTATTCAAAATAACACAAGAGTGGTTAGGATCCTTTGACACAGCAAACAATTGGTATATTGACACTAACGGTAACCCAACTCACATAGAAAATCCTGGAGAGTTCCTAGCAGAAGCTAGAACCATTTATCGACAAGCAGTAGCAAAATACGGAGAAGAGTTTGGTAAATTACGCACACAGAGAAGTGTTAAAACTCTTACAGATCTATGACACAGGGATTTTTACTCTTTGCCTATAACAACGAAGAAGTTGACTATGGGCTAATGGCGCTATGGACAGCTAGAAGAATACAAAAATATTTGAATAAGTCTGTTAGTCTAGTTACTGATCAAACTACAAAACACAAGCTCGATGCACTAATACCCAATTGGACAGAAACTTTTGACAAAATAATTTTTAAAGAAAGTTCGGCAACACAGACTAAAAGATACGTTGATAGGCAGTTAACATTCCATAACTTAAATCGAATCGATGTATGGGACATAACCCCATATGACGAAACTATAGTAATAGATACTGATGTTGTAATCCAAAGCGAACAATTAAACAAGCTATGGGGTCACAATTCAGACATAGTGGTATGTGATTACAGCACTGATCTGTACGGCGCTAAGGACGCTGAGTTTACTTGGGTAAATGACAAGTCAATTAAATTCTTCTGGGCTACTGCGTTTTATTTTAAAAAAACAGATACTACAAAACTGTTCTTTGACCATTGCCGATATATAAAAGAAAACTACAATTGGTTCAAGCATGTGTACGATCTTTACGATGGTCCTGTAAGAAACGATTTTATTTGGTCTGTGGCTATACACAGTCTTGGCGGCACAGCCAATAACAAATGGATTGATACTATTCCTTGGAATATACATCATAGTAACTATGAAGACAGACTCCTAGAACTTAATGAGGATTCAACTAAGTTCTTAACTAAGAAAGGTCTGTGTAAGATCAAAGCACTAGATGTACATGTTATGAACAAATTTGATTTGGTAGATAAAATAAAATTAGGAGTTGCATAATGAGTCGTGGGTATCTAGTAATGGCTCAAGGTGACTATCTAAACATGGCTATTGCTCTAGCCAAAAGTATCAAGAAGACACAGTCAACAGTAAACAACATCAGCATCATTGTGGACTGCGATGTCAGTGAACATTCTGCTGTAGACCATTTTATTGAGTTGCCAACCGATATGTCTGGAGATGAGAAATGGAAGATACACAACCGTTGTCAGTTCTACGATCTGTCACCCTATGATGAAACTGTGATATTAGATGCAGACATGTTGTTCCTTAGTGATGTAAGCAGTTGGTGGGATATGATGAGCAAATATGATATGTTAATTACTAGTAGGGTAAAAACATACAGAGACGATTGGGTAAATGTTAATCCTTATAGAAAAGCCTTTGTGGCAAATAATATGCCTAACGTATATTCAGCATTTACATATTTTAAAAAGACTCAGCAGAACAAGACATTCTTTAATCTATTAAAATCAATTATAACAAATTGGAATGCATGGAGTGTTAGATATACTCCAGAGTCTCGGCAACTATTTCCCAGTATGGATCTAGCCATGGCCATGGCCGTTAAAATATTAGATATTGAATCTGAAGTAACTACATTGGCAGACTTCCCTACATTTACACATATGAAAGGTGGATGCCAAGGATGGCGCACACCTAGTGAGCCTTGGGACACTGTTTTAAATAGGTACAATACCAGTCAAGGTATTAAACTAGGTCCTTATCTGCAAACTGGAGTACTTCATTATGTACAAAAGGATTTCTTATGATAGTGTACTATAATCCAGAAAACGGAAACATAGTAGGCATGTCTGGAATACTTGATTCTAGTCGCACAGACCCTTACATCAATACTGACGATCAATTAGCCATGGATATTTTTCTTGGGAAAGAAAAATTACTAAGGTATAAAGTAATTGTTGGTGCGGCACCAAATACAGGATTTATACAACTTAAAACAACTAACAATTCTACAGTAGTATCAATCAAAGATACAGTGCATTTAATTAACGGAAATAAAGAAAACTCAGATATTGTGATTACACAACACATCTTAGATAAAACTGTACAAATTACTGTTGATGAACGTATGTTCTACTGGTGGCAACAAGATAGTAATTTTAAACATAAGAAATTATACCTAGCGGCTTGTTTAGAACAAGACCCTTATCTTATATTATGGTCTAAGGCATTGACTCACGAAGATTTTAATAACCAAATAACAAAGTTTGATTATTTTGGAAACAATAACTTTTGTTTCTACACCAACAAAATTTTTAAAAAATATCATCATGAAATTAAATCTAGCTGAAGTTGACTGCATATTTTTAAGTTACGACGAACCAAATGCTGAACGTAACTATGCAGACTTATTAAATAAAGCACCATGGGCAAAGCGTGTGCATGGTGTCAAAGGTAGTGACGCCGCACACAAAGCCTGTGCTCGATTATCAGAAACAGAATATTTTATCACAGTGGATGCAGATAATATCGTTGATCCAAAGTTTTTTGATCTACAAATTGATCTTGATAAACTTCCAAAGAAAAATCAAACTCAATTAAGTTGGGCTGGTAAAAACATTATCAATGGATTAGTTTATGGCAACGGTGGACTCAAATGCTGGACAAAAGAATTTGTTCTTAACATGAAAACACACGAAGATGCGGAGAACGATACAAATCAAGTTGACTTTTGTTGGCAAGACAATTATACTCAAATGATAGAGGCATACTCAGTAGTCTATAATAACGCTAGTCCTTTACAGGCATGGCGTGCCGGATTCCGCGAAGGTGTTAAGATGACTCTTGATAGAGGAAAACGGCAAGAGATAATAAATCCAAAGAAACAATTTGGTAAGCGTAATTATCAAAGATTACTGATGTGGTGTAGCGTAGGTTCTGACATTGAAAATGGATTATGGAGTATCTACGGAGCAAGATTAGGCTGTTACATGACTAATTGTACAGATTGGGATTACGTACAAGTAAGAGATTTTGATTATCTAAACAAGTTGTTTGAGAATAATTCAAAGGTGTGCAATGATAATTTGCTACAGTTACGTATACAAGAACTAGGAGATATTCTTCGATCAAAGCTATCGTTACCTGTTGCAGATCTAGATAGTATACAAAGTTCATTTTTTAAAGAAGTATGGACTAATCCACCTCGAACTAACTTGGCGTTGACAGAAAAAGAAGTAACATGGGATATAATTGACGTATGAAAATAGTTGACAAAAGATATACTGCACCTATTAACTGGGCAGACGACCCCGAGAACTATGATGAACGATTATTCAAAGCTGCTACAGACCAATATGGCGTTGATGAAGATCTTGTAATAGTTAACCCAATACTAGATGATTGGGTGTTGCAGTATGCAGATACTAGCATAACTTCTAAAAAAGTGTTAGTCTGGGAAAATACTTGGAATAATGAAAAACATTGGTTTATAAAAAAGTTTCCTAAAGGTTGGTCAAGAACATCCGGTTGGTCAAAGCAGAGTTATGATTTAAATTTTGCTTACCGATTTGATATTATCTTTATTAGCTATGATGAATCTAATGCCGATGACAATTTTAAAAGACTATTGGAAATTGCACCTCGGGCTAAAAGAATTAAAGGTGTTAAAGGAATACATCAAGCACATCGTGCCGCTGCCGAAATAGCCAAGACTGATATGGTTTACATTGTTGATGGCGATGCATATCTTTTGGAGGATTGGAAATTTGACTTCCACCCAAGTATATTTGATAGAGACAAGATTTTTATTTGGAAGAGTAGAAATCCTATAAATGATTTAGAATATGGCTACGGGGGAGTTAAATTATTTCCTAGAGACAAATTACTCAATAATAATATGTCTAGCATAGATATGACATTATCATTAGGCGATGTTAATATTATAGACAAAGTTAGTAATATTACAGCATTTGCTACAGACCCCTTTAGTACATGGCGCAGTGCAATGAGAGAATGTACTAAATTAATGGTAGGATTAATCTCGGGAGGTAATATTACTGATGAAAATAAATTTAGAATATTTAATTGGAAGTCTCATGGTTTAGATAGACTATACGGTAATTACTCAATAGACGGTGCAAACTACGGATTATCCTATGGAACAAAATATCAGAATGATAAAGAAGAATTAATGAAGATAAACGATAGAGATTGGTTAAAGGAAAGATTTAAAGAGGAATACCCAGATGCAGACGTTTGATCAAGCAATTACAGAAATAATGCCTACATTCTGTGCAATACCTTTTGTAGGATTAATGGTTAATCCAGATGCAACAGTTAAACCTTGTTGTATGATGAAAAAGGGAACTAATGTCCTATATAACGAAGACGGGTCAATTGCTACAGTAAGAAATGATTTTAAAAAACTATGGAATAGTAGTAAATTAAAAGAGATTAGAATTAATATGATCTCTGGTAATAAAGTTTCTGGTTGTGAAGTTTGTTATCTGCAAGAAGACAGCGGTAGAAAAAGTAATAGGCAACAATCAAACGAAGAATGGGCAGGCAAACTAGGTGCCGACCACCTATATAAATTAATGGATAAAGCAATACTCAAGAACGGTGAATTAGATTACAGCATTGCTTATCTTGATCTACGATTAGGTAATCTTTGTAATTTAAAATGCCGTATGTGCAGTCCGTGGAACAGTAGTCAAATAGCCAAAGAACATCTTGACTTAGAAACTCGAGATAAAGAATATAAATTAGTTTGGGAGAAGTCATTTGGTCACTTTAACAAACAATTTTTAGATGTTCAACAACTATTTGAAGAAGACATACTTTGGGATCAGATTATTGAACTGATTCCTAAACTACATAAAGTTTACATGACAGGCGGCGAACCAACGCTAATTGAAAATAATTTTAAATTTATGGAAGAATGTATTAAACAGGGTAGAAAAGATATTGTATTATTCTTTAATACTAACTGTACTAATGTTAATAAAAAATTTACAGCATTAATAGAACAGTTTAATAACGTATATATAAATGCTAGCATTGATGGTGTCGGTGAAATGAATGATTATATTCGTGCTCCTAGCAAATGGTCACAGATCAGTGTAAACATTGAGAAATTAGCACAAATGCCTAACGTACATTTAGGATTAACGCCTACAGTTCAAGTATACAATGTGTTTAATCTTGTTGACACATTGATGTGGGTTGACGAACTTAATGTCAAATATAAGAAAAAAATATTTGTCGACTTCTTGATCAATGTGCATCCTGCTCATCTGTCAGTGACAATATTGCCAGACGAAATTAGAAACAAAGTTGCTAACGATCTAATTGAATATAAGAAACAATATCTAAACAACAGCAGTCCCGAGCTAACAGTTAACAGCGTAAATGGTATCATAGGTCTACTACAAAAGCCAAGGGCATCTGATTGGCAAGAACAATTATTTCGATTTAAAACTTATACACACTCGTTAGATGTTGAGAGAGGCCAGAACCTTAGATCTATCAGTGCAGAACTAGCGGACTTAATCAATGAAGAGTAAAACATTTTGCATTTTGCCCTGGACACATATTGCTACCTATACAGATGGCAGTGCATTACTATGCTGTGTGTCCGGTAGTGAACCTAATCTAAACCTAAACAAAATATCCTTGCAAGAAGTGTGGAACAGTGATCACTTTAAATCAGCAAGGAAGAATATGTTGCAAGGGTTGCCAGTTAAAAACTGTGCTGCTTGTTACAAAGAAGAACAAGTAGGTATACACAGTCACAGACAGATTGAAAACCATATATGGAAAGGCAAGTTAGGTGAAGAATACATCAACGATCTTGTGGCCAGTACTAATGAAGACGGATCTCTAGATAGAGATTGGATCACACTTGATCTAAGACTAGGTAATACCTGTAATCTACAATGTGTCATGTGCCGACCTATTGACTCTAGTAAATGGGTAAAACACGCAACCATTCTAAAACAAGAACTTACTACAGAAGCCAAGTGGGATTGGAAGCATAAGGTAGACAACTATTCTACTAACAACTTTGAATGGTATAAGGATGATAAGTTCTTAGAAGACTTTTACAGTTCTGCAACAGACATCAAACATATTATA